AGGCAGTTCAGACCTGTTCGTATACACTCAGGAAGGTGAGCTGCCGTGCGAGACAGGGCAGTACATTGCCATCAACCTGCGTGGCCATGTCTCAGTCCACACCAAGCTACCCAAGTCTGTGTACTTGCTGCTAGGCGGTAAGGAAGCCCTGACTGCCATAGCCTTCATGGCCCTTGTCGTGTCATTGCTTGTCATAATTCTGGCGATGTGATAGCCAAAACATACTGCTCGATCAGGTCTTCTCCTGTGACCTCGTCATAACTAGACCCGCCATTGTCAGGTTTCGCACTGCAACGGTGGGTCTTTCTTTTTGTGCAGAACCACACTACATTCTAAAAAATACAGCTCACCACTGAAAAGAAAGGTCAAGGAATGGCAAAAGCCAAAAGTAAAAATCCAGTCGGTAGACCAAGATTTGAGATTACCGACGAAGTTTTGCAAGAAGTCGAAGAGATGGCAGGGCGTGGATTAACCGTCAATCAAATCGCCACTTGCTTGGGTGTTTCACCCGCAACTATTTACAATAAACAGGCAGAAAATTTAGAGTTTTTAGAGACTATAAGAAAAGGGCAGGCAATTGGCATCAGTAAAGTAACTAATAAGTTATTCGAGAATGCTACTGTCAAAGGCGACAATGTCGCTATTTTTTACTACCTAAATAACAGAGACAGAGAGAACTGGTCGAACAGGCAGGAGATTGCAGCTACTGTAGAACAGAGAAATATAATAGATTTAACGAGGGTAAGCGATGACCAACTCAGCGCAATTGCAGCAGCTTTTAAGCACGTTGACACTGGAGAAGGTTCAAGCGGAGCGTTACCGCAGGTCATTGAGGGAGTTTACGAAAGCCGCATGGCCGACGATTGAACCGGGCGTAGAGTTTAAGAACAACTGGCACATCGACGCAATCAGTGACCACCTACAAGCGGTAGTCGATGGCGACATCAAGCGCCTGATCATTAACGTGCCGCCTCGACACATGAAGTCACTGTCAGTGGCCGTTGTGCTGCCTGCTTTTACTTGGGCTACGCAACCGCATAAAAAGTTCTTATACGCATCCTACGCAAGTTCCCTGTCGATCAGAGACAGTACGAAGTGTCGAAGGTTGATCGATAGCCCGTGGTATCAGGCGCACTTTGGCGACAAGTTTAATTTGACCGACGATCAAAACCAGAAGCAGCGTTTTGAGAACGACAAGACAGGCTATCGAATCGCAACGTCAGTTGGAGGTGCTTTGACTGGGGATGGTGGCGATATAATCGCGATTGACGACCCACATAATTCAGTAGAATCAGATAGTTACAAGGTTCGTGAGGGTGTGTTAGACTGGTGGGATCAGGCTATGCAGACACGCCTTAACGACCCACGAACTGGCGCATTTATCATCATTATGCAGCGGCTGCACGAACAAGACCTGACAGGCCACGTCCTAGCAAACCAACTTGGCGATGAGTGGGATCACCTCTGTATTCCAGCGCGATACGAAATCGGACATCCAACCCCCATGCGATCCACTCTTGGCTTTACAGACCCCCGCACCAAGGAGGGCGAACTGCTGTGGCCTGCAAGAATTGATGAGAAGACACTATCGACCTTGGAGCGCAGCCTTGGCTCCTACGCAGCCGCTGGTCAGCTACAGCAGCGACCAAGCCCCAAGGGCGGTGGTATTCTCAAGGCGTCATGGTGGGTTCCTTGGGAAAGCGAGGACATGCCAAACAATATCGAATATGTCCTGCAATCTTGGGACACAGCCTTCGAGGCCAAGGAAAGCTCCAGCTTTAGCGCGCGCACCACTTGGGGCGTGTTTCGCCATGAGGGCGTCATGTGCGCTATCGTGCTGGAGGCGTGGTACGACAAGGTCAGCTACCCTGACCTACGCAGGATCGCGCAGGAATCCTACGACCTGTGGGAGCCAGACGCAGTTCTGATTGAGAAGAAGGCGTCAGGCCAATCCCTCCTGCAAGATCTCCGCATGGCTGGCGTACCTGTGTTGGCATATTCACCTGACCGTGATAAGGAGGCGCGCGCCCACGCTTCGAGCGCAATGTTGGAAGACGGAAGAATTTATTTCCCTTCAAACAGAAAGTGGGCTAAAGATTTAATAGATATATGCGCGGCGTTCCCAGCACATCCAAATGACGATGTGGTGGATACTTGCACACAGGCGTGGTTAAGATTGCGAAAAGGTTGGTTTGTTGGGCATAGCGAAGACCCAGAAGATGACGAACCAATAGAAAAACAAAGGATGACGCTTTATGGCTGACCCAAACATTATCCCATTTGCCGAAGGCGCTCCAGCCGACGATATGTTGATTGAAGAGCTTGCCAATGGCGATGTGCTAATTGGTGATCCAGAGCTGGACATGATGGACGAAGTCGATGACGCACAGTTCGACATCAACCTAGCCGAAGTAATCGACGAAAAAGAATTAGCCCGAAAAGCACAGGAGCTGGTCAGCTTTTACGAAAATGACCGTGCAGCCCGTTCTGAGTGGGAAGAGCGGTATAAGCAAGGATTGAAAACCCTAGACCCAGATGGTGGCTTGCCAGAAGGCGAAGACGAACGCGCAGCCCGTGGCTTGTCCATTGTGGTGCATCCGCTGATTGCTGAAGCGGCAACACAGTTCAACGCCAAGGCAATCGCAGAGCTGTACCCATCAGGTGGCCCAGTCAAGTCTGTCATTATTGGCGCGCCAGACGAAAAGCTCGAAGATCAGTCACGCCGCGTCCGCGAATACATGAACTACCAGATCACGCAGGAAATGCCTGAGTATTTCCCTGACCTTGATCAGATGCTGTTTCACCTTCCGCTGATCGGCCACACCTTCAAGAAGGTCTGGTGGGACGCCAACCTTGATCGCCAGTGCAGCCAGTTCGTAAAGGCCGAAGACTTTGTCGTGGCTCCAGAGAGCAAAGACCTCTACACGTCACCACGCTACACCCACGTCATCCGTATGCCGAAGAATGACTTCAATCGCTACGTCCAGAACGGATACTACCTGCCAACCAAGTACGGTGGCGGCGATTCACTAGATCCATCAGGCGATGTGATTGGTGAGATCGAAGGCGTCGATCAGTACGATGACAGCAGCGATGACGTAATGACACTGCTGGAAATGCACGTCTATGACCTGTTCGACGGCGTTGATGGCGAGGAAATGGATGACGATGATGTCGATGACAACGCAGTTGCCATCCCATATGTCATCACAATAGATTACGAAAACCAGAATGTGGTGGCCATACGCCGCAACTGGAAAGAAGAAGATGAGATGAAGAAACGCCGTGACTGGTTTGTGAGCTATAAGTTCTTGCCGGGTCTTGGTTTCTACGGTTTCGGTCTGTACCACATGATCGGTGGATTGGGTAAGGCGGCGACAGGATCGCTGCGCGCCCTCCTCGACAGTGCCGCATTCTCCAATATGCAGGGTGGCTTTAAGCTGCGTGGCCGTGTTGCTGGCGGAGATATGCAAATATCCCCCGGTGAATTTGTCGATCTCGACAGCACAGTTGATGACGTAAACAAAGCCATTATGCCGTTGCCGTTTAAGGAGCCGTCAGGATCGCTCTTTAATCTGCTTGGATTTATGGTGGATGCAGGCCAGAGATTTGCATCCACAGCCGATTTAAACATTGGCGATGTAAACCCAAATGCCCCAGTCGGCTCGACTGTCGCCCTAATCGAACAGGGATCGAAGGCATTTAGCGCGATCCACAAGCGCCTGCACTACGCGCAGGGTCAAGAGTTCAAACTACTTGCGGCGCTGAACGCTGAGAATCTCCCCGATGAGTTCAGCTTTTCGCAGGCTGGAGCTGCGGAGATTATCTATCGTACCGACTTCGATGATCGGATCGACATTGTCCCAGTAAGCGATCCGAACATCTTCTCGACAGCCCAGCGCATCGCGCAGGCACAAGCTGTCTTGGAAATGGCACGATCAGCTCCGCAGCTTCACGACCTGTATCAAGCCTACAAGCGGATGTATGAGGCAATCCGAATACCCAATATTGATGAGATCCTAAAGAAGCCAGAAGACGCAGTTCAGATGGACCCAATCGATGAGAACATGAGCGTGTTGTATGGCAAGCCAATTCGCGCCTTTCCAGAGCAAGATCACGATGCACACATTGCGGTTCACATGCAGTTCATGCAAGATCCATCGCTGGCTGGTAACCCCGGTGCTAAAGCAATGCAGCCCGTGTTGATCGCCCACATCGCAGAGCATATCGCGCTGCTTTATCGTCAGCGCATGGAGGCAAGCATCCAGATGGAAATGCCGCCAAT